GTTGTTGAAATAGGAGCAATTCGCGCAAAGCTGGCGACGTGCTTCTGCTTCATTGATAGACCAAACATCGGCCATCATTGCCCAATATTCTGGGTTTGCAGCAGGATCAGACGATGCGACAACTGGGCCAAGGTTCCAGTTATCCACGGCGTTCTGCATGTTGATCTCGTTGACAGTGCCGGAAACAATTTCAGGCTGCTCAACTGGCGCGACCAGATATTCATTGCGGAGATCAATGCCTGCCGCTTTTGCCTTCATGCGCATCCGACGTGCAGCGTGCGATTGAACTTGATCCGCACGATGCTGTTCCAAAGACCGCAGGGCGATCTCGGTGCCTGCATAGGCTGGCGTGGTCACGATGGACACATCAAACAGTTCAGCTTCTTGGATCATGCGCTTTGGAATTTGCCCCTTATCATCCCATTGCTGGCGAACAGGACGGAATGCAAACGACATCTTGTCCAGATCGCCGCGCTTCATCTTTGGCACAATGCTGCGCACATCAGGATCGGCCTGATCAAGCATGGCTTCCATGTGCAGGCCGTGATCGTCTTCGGTCAGCGTCAATGTGCCGGAGCGGGTGCGGGCCAAAGGCAAACCTTCATGGTTGACCAAAAACACAACGTCATCGCGGCCAATGGCTTTTTCGAATGCGCCACGCATGATGACCTCGGTGAACATGCCACCGATGTTGGTTTCTTCGCCAAAGACAGCAGCATAGCCTGCAACGCGAATTTCGCCGTTGTCAGCCTCACGGATTTCGACTGGAACGCCGCGACGGATTTCTTTGTCAGACATAGCCACCACCGATTGTTTGGCCGATTGTATCACATCATGCACCATTTGCACCACCCATTGTTTGTGAACCCAACGGGACCGTCGCGCCTTGGATCAAAAGATCGTTGGCGTTATCCATTGCAGGCATGTTTTCGCTCACCCGAACCTCATTCGGGGTGCGGATGCCATTTTGGATTGCGGTTGCGTAGGCTTCCATGCGGGTTTTAAGATCGCCGCGCAGCAGGCCGTCCATGTTGAACTCAACGTAGAACTCGGAACCGCGCCCGAAGAACTTCAGGTTCATTTCCTGCTCGAATTGCTCAACCCAACGCTTGACGGTGTGCTTGACGAAATGCAAATCCTGCTGTTCGACGTTGCTGAACGTGCCGTGCGTCAGGTCTTGCAGGAAGACTGGCGGCAAGGAATAGATGCGTGCGATCTGCTCGATGCTGAAACGCTGCAATTCAATCAACTGCATGTTTTCGGGCGATAGGCCAATGGTCTTTAGTTCGTGACCCATTGGCAGGGCCATGATCGGACGGCCTTCTTTTGCCAACTTCAAGGTTGTTGCGGCGATGTCTTCGGACGCCCGCGCTGCGGCTGCGCCAGACGAGAACGGGCCTTGCAGAACGGCTGGCGGGATGCCACCGGATTGGAATGCTTTCGAGCCATAGCGGCTTGCTGCAATTGCCATGCCAATCGCGTCTTTGTTGGTCGAAATTGGACCGCGAGAGTCAAACATGTTTGGCTTGAGCATGAAGGGAATGTCGAGGACATCGCGCGCTTCATAAACTGTCGCATTGCTGCGATAAATCTTGCGGCCATTCAGCAGCAACTCCACGCGAACTTTAGTTGGGTCTAGCGGATAAAGATTTACAATTGCGCCTTTCTTATCGCGCTCGATGTAGGTGACGCTGCGCCCGCCAGTCAGAACCTGCTCGAATGAATACTTGCGCCATTCAAATGACGACATACTATCATTGACGGCATCATGCAGCATTGTTGCAAGGTCGCCTGTGGCCTTTTCGCGCCCGCCGTCTGGCATTTTGCGATATACCTGCAAGGGCAGGCCAGCGATTGTGCCAGAGATGAAATTGACCGCTGTCCAGATCGCAGGGACGCCCAGCGCCGTGTCCACGTTTACGTTGACGCCAGCCGACGCATACATGTCGCCCCAACCCATAACCTGCAAGAAACTATCAGCAGAAATAGGTGCATTTGGGTTTTCCAGATTGCGGTTTTCTGGCTTTCGTAAACGATCAAACAGACCCATTGGTGATAATCCATGCAAATGGTTTCGTGAATTGTATCACAGGCACGCTATCGTTGCAACGTGAAGGCTGGATCGTCCCAAGGCGATGCTGGTGCGCGCATTGCATCGCCGTTCATCGCAGCGCCGATTGCCATTGTTGCAGCCAGCGCCATGTCGATGCGACCCGTTGCACGCTGCTTTTCAAAGCGCCGCAAGCCCGCTGGTGATGTCCAGAAGCAGGCCGATGCCACTGCCGACCGCAGGGCTGGGTTTACCTCGATGCGCAACCGCTTTTCCAAGATCAGGTCTTCAAACTGGCTGACAGATTGCGGCATCCAAAGCGGGCTATCCTTGCGCTGGTTTGTTCCTTGCGGATGCTCGATCAGCGGCATTGTTGCGCCAGTTTCATCCAGCGCATTCTCAAAGGTTTTGATCAGCCATTTGTCATAGGCAATCGCTTGGATGTCAAAGCGAGACGCCTGATCGACAAGATCGGCAGCGAGGTGGTCATATCGGATAACCTTGCCTTCGGGTGCGATCAGCCATCCGTCGCGTTCCCAAACAGTGTAGGGTGCCTTGTCGGTCAACTCGCGCTGGGCCAGCGTATCGCCCGGCGTATAGCCACGGGCGCAAAGCGCAAACTTTGGCCTGTCGTCATCGTCAAAGCCGTCTGGGAAAACATAGGCAACGCCCGTGATGTCCTTGGTGGCCGAAAGGTCGAGGCCAATAAAGCAGGGCTGGCCTTCAAAGTCATCCATCGACATCATTGGGTCTTCGCAGGCTTCCCATGCAGCGCGGCTGATCCAAGCGGCATCGGCATCGGTCCATACGCAGAAGTGCAAGCGCAAGATGCTGTTTAGCTTGCCGGGGATTGCCTTGGCCTGATCGACCACGCCTTGCAGATAACTTTCCATCAAGATCACGCCCAAGAGCGGGTTGACCTTATACCAGCAAGCGGGATCGTTCAGAGGATCGTCGCCTTCATCCAGCGCGCAGACGTATGGAAAGGTGCTGTCGTCCTTCATGTCGCCAGCAGCAACGGCGCAGGCATGTTCGTGTTCTTCCCAGCAGACGCTGTTGCGATCCGATCCGCTGTTGGTGATCATCAGCATCAACGGCTGACGTCGGAACTTAAAGCCGCGTTCCAGCATTTCCATGATGCTGCGGTCAGGGTGTTCATGCACCTCATCGCAAAGCGCGAAGTGCGGGCGCGGGCCGGAGCCTGACTTTCCACTATCGCGGCTGATCGGGCGAAAGAAAGAGCCGCTGCTGAGATAGGCAAGGTTCCAAACTGGATTGACGCCGGACGGCGTAATGCGCGCCTCAAGGGCTGGCGATTGCCGCACCATCTTAACGGCGTCTTGAAACAGGATCATTGCCTGTTCTTTCTTCGCAGCCGCAGCATAGATTTGCGCACCCGCCTCGCCGTCTGCCACCATGCCGTAAAGCCCGATGCCACCTGCCAGCGGTGACTTGCCGTTGCCTTTGCCCATCTCGATGTAGGCGCGGCGGTATCGGCGGATGCCTTCTGCGTTTAGCCAGCCAAAGATTGACCCGACAATGAAGGCTTGGCTGATGTGCAACTTAAACGGGATACCCTCGAACTGACCTTCGCTTAGGCGCAGCACATTCTCAAAGAACCCGATTGCCCGGTCGGCGGCTTCCTCGCTGAACTGCACATCCTTGCGTTTAAGATCAGCAAGGTGCCGCTTGCATTGATTGCGAACGTGCGGGCCTGCAACGATCTCGCCAGACAAAACCTTTTCGGCGTATTGATGAACAATGTGGGTCATGTGAAGTATTGCGCCGCTGGATCACGGTCCTGCGCCTTGTCTGCCTCGATGCCAAGCCTGACATGGCTTGAAGGTGTCAGCCCATATTCCGCTGCGTATTTCATCGCGTCCCTCATTGCTGTGTTAGCCGTGCCGACCATAGGGTTTTGGATGATATTGCCATTGCTGGTTTTGATAATCAAACCGCCACTGGCAGGATTTGCACGCGCCATTTGCTGAATGGCTTCCTCTGCCTTGCGCCAACGCCCGTAGGCTTGGCAATACATCGACAAACCATCTGCATCAACCTCGGTCAGGATGCCGCAACGAAACAGCGCGCCGCAGATGTCGTTCCACTTTTCCAGCGCGTAGTCATCCAGATGCTCTGGCGGCTGCGGCAAGCCTTGCATGATCGTGACAGGCACAGGCTCGTTCTTGGGCATACGATCAGCACGATCCTGCCCAGTGATAATTTTCAGCGCGCTTGGCTTTGGTTTTCTGCCGCGAGTCATACAAATTTCTCTTTACATTTATATGGCATAAATTTATACATATATTTGTAGATAGAAAAAGGAGCTAAACAATGAACAACTATGAAGAACTTTGCCTTAAAGACGCCGTAAAGTTTGCAGCAGTTCGCGGTAAACTTGTGAACAGAACACGCCAAGAGTTTGACACGCTTCAAGACGCTCAAGCATACGCTTCCAGTTTTGGCGACCGCCGCACGATGATTTACGCAATCACCGAAATGGGTAACAACGCCCACATCTGCAACGCTTAAAGGAGAAACAAAATGCGCGTTAGTAAATCCATGCTTCAAAACAAGATCAACCTTATTAACGAAATGACCAATAGCCCTGCGGAATATGTAACAAAAACTGATCAAGGTTTTCGTTGCAATATTGGTCACTTTCATCTTTCGCAAGCATACGGCGGATATTGCTTGCAACGCACTATGAACGAGGGTGGCGGTTGCGAAACGCCTATCGGCCTCGGCCACATCACAGGCAAGGAAATCTGTCATCAACTTGACGGGTTCATTGCGGCGTTGCAATTTATTAAACACGCTTGATCCTTTCCCTTAACTCACTGGACGAAAACATATGTTTTCTTTCATTGTAATGAAATTTCATATTTATGTCGCGGCCTTTAAAATTAAGGTCGCGATATTCATTTCCAAGTATTCTAACATCAACTGGATATGTTAAAATAATTTCAATCAACTGATCTTCAGTTTCATATGGAATAATTTCATCAACATATTTTACTGCTTTCAGCTGAATGTATCTTTCAACAATGCTTTGAACTGGTGAATTTTTTGCATTTCGCTCCAAGTGCGGATCAATATGCAAAGCACAAATCAAATAATCGCAAACAGATTTTGCTTCCCTTAGCATTGAAACATGACCAGCGTGAAGCAAATCAAATGCAGATGCTGTTAGACCTATAATCATTTTTTATAATCCTCAGATACAATCATTGGCGCAGCATTTTTCCATTTTACCATATGATGCAATCTTCGGCTTGTTACACCCATTTCAGCAATTTTAACACATGATGGTGCATACATAACTGAATAAAAACTTTTGACATACGTTCCAAGGTCAAGATAAATATCAGTCAGTCCACCTGAATTTGCCTGTGTTTGAGTTTGTTCAAGCCGTATTCTTGGAACTGTAATAAATAAACCTCCTCGCAGTCCTATTTCAGTATATGCGCTTACATCTTCATTAATACGGCCCATAAATTTGAATGGACGATCTGTTGTGCAAAAAAAAGCATTCATTGCTTTTCTGCTGAACTTACCAACCATATGAAGTTTTGAAACCTTAGAACCTTCGCCACCTATAAAATCACCGCCTTGTGACATAGCAACTGTCAATGCTCCGCTTTCAATATAAAATTCAAGCATTGCATTAATAACGACATCAAGATTTTTTATATTTATATTTTTAGTGATATATTTTCTATCATTGTCAAATGTAAATCTGAACTGCTTATAATCATCATCAAGCTGCAAAAAATATTTAATACCTATTTTTTCAGCAATTACAAAATTGTAGTTTCTGGCATATACAACAGAATTTCTTTTTCCAAAATTGTCTCCACTGTCTGTCATATTAATTGCATCTTGCTTGCAAAATACAATTACTTGATCGCCATAGTTTTTTTTGTAAAGATTTATTTGTTCATCTTCATCATCAACAAGAAGATATATTTTTCCTGTGTATCCATGTTTTCGTAATGTTTCATACGTTATTACGTTTTTTGCGCGTCCATGTGTAAGGATAAAAACTGCAAAATCATCAGACAGCTTATTCATCAGGATATTCCTCTGAATATTGTTGGGAAATTTTGTCTGACATTACAACAAAACCTTTTTCAATTGCTTTGTTTATGTCAACAATTACAAGGGCATTATCTTCCATAAGGTCTTGGCATTCTTTTGAAGCATGAGCATAATAATTTGCAATCACTTCAAAATTAAAAACAGTATGACGACCAGCGGCAAGCCTTAAAAAGATTTTTTCTTCATCTGACAATTCAGAACCTTCAATCGCAAACATGAGTTGCTTTGTGTAAGAATCATCAAACATTTCATTAATCTGTGGCTTTGGGCCTGTTGGTTCATAAACAGGTCTTTCAATCTTTTTTGTATATGAATTTTCAGAATCATCATTTTTAGGTGGTTCATCAAACAATGATGCCATTTCATCAAGACCAAAGCCTGTCAGTTCAAGATTGAAACCAAGAGAGTCAATGTCTTTCATTTCAATTTTCAAAATGTCAGAGTCCCAGCCAGCGTTCAGCGCCAGCTTGTTGTCTGCAATGACGTAGGCTTTTTTTTGCGCTTCGGTCCAGCCCTTGGCTGTCATGGTTGGAATTTCATCAATACCAAGACGCTGTGCTGCAAGAACACGACCATGACCAGCCAGCAATCCACCTTCTTCATCAATCAGAACTGGAACAGTCCATCCCCATTCCTTAATTGACGCTGCGATCTGGCCAATTTGTTCATTGCTATGGGTTCGACTGTTGCGGGCATATGGAATTAAATCCAAAACTTTCCGACGCGTGATTGTGTCGGCGGGCCATTGTTTTTCTGACATATGTTTTCCTTGAAAGCTGAGGGCGCGACGCGATGGCTTTCTTCCTATTTCAGAACCATTCCTCGATAGGACACCGCGCCGCTTTCATATCTTAAAAGGATTTGACCCCCGTTGTCAATTTTGCGACTGAAAAAAGAAGTG